TCCGAAAAATATAAATATGACGAGTTGGGAAATCGTACAGAACCTCGATTTCTCGGAATTATTGCTAAAAGAAAATCTAGACATAACAAATATAAGAACTGTTTAAACGGAAATAAGGAGTATAAATATCTTGATACTTCAATGGACTATTTAGAGGAATTAATCATAAAGTTTAGGAGAAACTCTCTTAAGAAGCATACTATTCCTTTCTCAGATATAATAAATTTTGATAACTTTAATAAATCAAATGTTTGGTATCCACAAATTCATAAAATTCTCGGAAACTTAAGAAAATGCAGGAATGATATACAAATGGTTTGGAAGGATCCAACAATTGATAATAATTATGTGCGCATGCAGATAGTATCAGATATTGAAAAAGAAGCTTTTGAAAGTTTAAATAGTAATAAAATTGGATTGAGTTCTATGCTTCATCTTTTAAAATCAATAGAAGATGAAAAGTATGCCGATATACGAAATCAGGCAATGTCTATATTGTTTGGTCAACAAAACGCTGAGTTTTATTCTCTGTTAAAAAACAGCAAGGAAAAAATTCAAACAATTAGACAAAATGAATACGGCGATATAGCATTGTATGGCATAAATTTTAAGTATAACTAAATAAGCGTGTTCTCCAAATTGGAGAACACGCTTAAAATTTTTACAATTTTTATGCCAAAACGCTAGACTTTTAAAATAAAAACGGTTCAAAAATCGCATACTAATCGGACTTTTTACGACGTTTTAACTTCCGTGGTATGGTGGATATAACAATACTATTATATCATACACCATAATATAGTATTTGTCAAGTGCTAATATTGGCAAAAATAAAATATAAAGGATTGATTAACATAATTCAAATTAGCAAATCAGAAAGTGAAAAGATACGCAATGAATATCCAGATGTCTGGATTTCAGAAACTGGACGTGGTAAACCTGCTAAAAGAAGAAAAAGGTATTTACCTGAAATTGAAAGGTATCTGCGTCTAATAACAGACACAAATATTGAAGCTGCCCAAATAGTACGTCTCAAAAACAAGCGAAGTAATAGAAATCGTAATGCACGTAGTGGTAGCTATGAAAGGGGTCAAACATCCTGAACGATTTAACGCAATACAAACAGCGTAGTGATGAGACCCATTTTGAGTGGAAGTTGAGGCTTATCAAGGAACACGCATATAATCCTCCTAGTCAAAGACCCAATTGGAAAGAAATTATTAATCTATTAGGAGAAGACGTGTCGGTAGACCATTTTCGAAAATATGCAACAGGAGTATTAGCATGTTACGAGTATATGAACGATTGCAGCGGAGTCGCAACGAGAATACTGTCAGTATCGGACTTGCATTACCCCTTTGCTAAGCCAATAAGCGTATTTGAACCATATAAGGGTATGGTCGATATACTTCAATTAAATGGAGATATTCTCGACTGTACCCAACTATCAAGGTTTAATAAAGCCCACAGGACAAACCCATTAATAGAAATTATCGGTGCACGCAGCTATCTGATTAATTTAATTAATTTACTTCGTCCCAAAAAAGTAGTAGTGAATTACGGAAACCACGACTTAAGACTTGGCACATATCTAGCAAAACATTTAGATAATGAACTTTCGGAGCTTATGCCTGATACTGCATTAGACTATATTTTTGAAGATGGGCTTACTTACTATGACAAAGTAACTGGTACTAAAAGTTATTATGAACCTCTGTGTGAGGTGTTTGAAACTCAAGGGATAAAAATTGAATTCACTGGTAGTTGGAAGAGTGTAATTGGCAAAACGATATTCGCACATCCAAAAGCATTTGCTTCTAGTCCGCTTAAAACAGCTGAAAAGGCTATGTATTTCTTTCGCAATGAGGGCTATGATTTTAATTCATTAGTAATGTCACACACTCATAGACAGGGTATGTATGTAATAGGAAATACTACCCTATATGAGCAAGGAGCTTGCTGTGACACAGGCAAAATGATGTATAGTGACGGACAGCTAATTAACTCACAAAAGGAAGGGTTTATTTACATAGCTCAAGACTCTGATGGCAATATTATTCCTAATAAGACAAAATTGATAACACTTAATTAATTATAAATAAATCTGAAGGGAGGAACTTTATGGCAAGAAAAACTAAGCATAATAGTCTTACTACACCAGAACAAATTGCGAAAATCAATTCTCAAAACAAGAGATTAGTTTCGGATTATCTATCATATTTAAAGAGTGTTCAGCGAGCACAAAGCACTATTAATCAGTATGAGCATGACTTAAATATCTTTTTTGTTTGGAATAGCAAGTATAACGACAATAAGATTTTTACGAACCTTTCAAAACGAGATATTGTGTCATTTCAAAATTGGTTAATTGATAATAATGAAAATGGACCTGCAAGAGTAAGACGAATTAAAAGTGTCCTCTCTTCCCTATCTGCATATATAGAAAATATACTTGATGACGAATACGAAGGCTATCGTTCTATCGTAGGGAAAATTGAAAATCCTAAAAATCAAGCAGTGCGAGAAAAAACCGTTTTCTCAGCCGAGCAACTTCAAAGTTTACTGGACAGGCTAATTGACTTACAACAGTATGACAAAGCTTGTGCATTGGCGCTGGGTATTTTTAGTGGCAGAAGAAAAAGTGAGCTGCTGCGTTTTAAGGTTGAATATTTCAATGAAGATAATCTTATATTTGGAGGTTCTTTGTACAAAACTCCAGAAAAGATTAGAACGAAAGGCGCTGGCAAAGGCAAGTATATTTATTGCTATGTATTAGCTAAGGAGTTCAAGCCTTACTTAGATATGTGGATGTCACAGAGAAAATGCTTGGGGATTGAAAGCGAATGGCTATTCCCTGACAAATCTAATCCTAATGAACATATGAAAATTTCAACACTTAATAGTTACGCTCGCACATTTACTAATATGCTCGATGGAATAGATTTTTATTGGCACAGCTTAAGGCATTATTTTACTACATATCTTTCAAAAGAAGGTGTGCCCAACTCAGTTATCAAATTCATAATTGGTTGGGAATCAAGTCAAATGTGCGACACATATAACGACACAACCGCCGATGAGTTTATTGGCGAATATTTTAATGAAAACGGAATAGTTAAAAAAGAGTCTAAGTCTCTCTTTGGGGCTTAGGCTTTTTAGTATGAAAGGATTTTATATGAGAAGTAATGAATTTATTAATAGACTAGCATCAAAAGGCTACAAAAAGTCAGATGCCAAAATTATAATTAAAGACGTTTTTGATGTAATAGGTGCGATGCTTTTGGATGGAGAGGAAGTTAGAGTATCACGCTTTGGCACATTCTACACTAAAACACGTTCAGAAAGAGTTGGAACGCATCCCATTACTCACGAACAAATAATCGTTCCAGAACTTACACTGCCTAAGTTTAAGGCTTCAAATGTGCTAAAGGACGCTCTTAAAGGAGAGAACTTTGCTTATAGTGACCTTAGTGACCTTGACGAATAAGGTTAGGTGATTTTTAATGCCAATAAAAAGCAGTAAGGTTACTAAAATTTCCACAAGTCCTGAAACAAGTTCAAATAAACAAATAGTGTATCTATGTGCAAATTGCGGTAATCTTTTCTCAGAAAACCAAAGAATGAGAAATTTCTCGAAGTGTCAAAGCACATTGTACAAAGGCAACGATAGATATTTGCCTTGGTGTAAGGATTGCGTAGACAATCTTTACGAGCATTACAAGCGTGTTTTAGGTTCAGAAGAGGCTGCCGTGCGAAGAACCTGTCTGCATCTTGATGTTTATTGGAATCAAGAAATATTTAACTCTTTAGGTTTTGTAAGTGCTGACCGTCCACTATTTAGATCGTATTTAGAAAAAGCTAATCAAAGAAACTATGCAGGTAAGACATATGATGATACTTTAGACGAAGAGGCTATGGCTAAAGCTGAAGAAGCTAAGGTTACTGGTTCTGACGCTGATAGTTGCAACGAAGCTAATAAAAGTCGTGAGCAACTAATGTTAGAATTTGGAGTTACTCATGAGGATGAGGAATTTTGGGGAGATCAATTTGAGCCAAAGCAATATCCATGGCTTGCTAAAAGATTTATACATTGGACTAGTAATAAGGGTGAACTAACTGTTTCTCAAGAATCACTGTACAAGCAACTCTGTATTACAGAATTGAGAATTGATCAAGAGGTTCTTACAGGCGATCCTAGCAAAGTAACAACATTGCAAAGTAGTCTAACTAATATAATGCAAAAGATTGGCATTACGCCTAGTCAAAACAAAGAAAGTGAACTGGCAGAGAAAAATACATTTGCGGTTATTGTTAAAAAGCTAGAAGCAAGAAAGAAAATTAGAGATTATCAAGAGAAAAATAGGTTAATTGTGCTTTATACAATTTATTATTTAGGTCATCTTTGCAAAATGCTGAACTTAAATAATAAATACTCTAAATTATACGAGGACGAAATGGCTCGATATAGAGTTGAACGCCCTGACTTAGAGGGGGCAGATGATGATACCGTATTTGAGAGTGTATTTGCCGAAGCGTTAAAGAGCGTTGAAAATGGCGATTTGCCTGATGCCAAAGATTTAGTCTTGGAAAGTCAGGGTGATGTGGTTGAGTCTAATTGATAAATACAGAGAAGAATTCCAGAGTGTCACTACATCAAACATTACAGAAGAAGAAGCAAAAATAAAAGCCGAAGAGGAAATATTTGAACTAGCAGAAGAAGTTGTCTCCTATTATCGTGAAAATCCACAAGACTTTTTGGTTGATTATATTGGGTTAGATATACTTTGCGACTTTCAGAGAACAGAAATCTGTGCAATGGATAACAATAATTATACTATGTTTTTGGGCGGCAGAGGTATAAGTAAAACTTACACTACTGCTGCCTTTTGTGTTGAACGATGTTTATTATATCCTGGAACAGTTATAGCTGTTGCTTCTGGAAACAGGAAACAAGCTTCTCTTGTAATAAAAAAGATTGTAGAAGAATTTATGCCTGGTTCTGCCAATCTAAGAGCAGAAGTGAAGGACTACAGTTTGTCCCCTGACAAAGCGTTTATTACATTTTACAATGACTCTTCTATACAAATAGTCACTGCACGTGATAGTGCTAGAGGTTGTCGTGCCAATATTCTGATAATAGATGAATTTAGAATGGTATCTCAAACAGTTATGCAGACTGTACTAAGGAAGTTTCTTACTGCACCAAGACATCCTGGTTTCTTAGACTTACCAGAATACAAAGGAAAGAAGAAACTATATCAAGAAAGAAACAAAGAAATATATATGTCGTCAGCTTGGTACTGTTCTCATTGGTCTTACGAGAAGTGTAAGGACTATGCAGCAAAGATGTTATCAGATAAATTGAAATATTTTGTTAGCGGACTTCCCTATCAGTTAGCAATTAAAGAGGGCTTATTAGTCCAAAGTGCCGTTGAAGATGAAATGTCAGAGTCTGATTTTAACGAGCTAACATGGGCTATGGAAATGGAATGTATGTGGATAGGAGATTTTACGGGTGGCTTCTTCGAGTATCCCGTGCTAGAAAAAGCAAGAGTAAGAAACTATCCTATGTTGCCAAGTTCTTTTCCTTGTAAACTCGCACAAGACAAACATTTTGCAATCCCTCCCAAAGAGCCTTTAGAAAAAAGGCTGTTATCGGTAGATATCGCATTAATGGCTTCAAAAAAAGCTGAAAATGATGCTTCTGCTATAATTATCAACCAAATGCTACCCAACAACAATGGCAAGTATATTAGCAATATAGTATTTACTGATGCTCCTGAAGGTTTGCTAACCTCACAGCAGGCGTTACAAATCAGGAGACTATATGAAGAATTTGAGTGCGATTATATCATAATTGATAGTAATGGAGTTGGTTTGGGCGTGTACGACGCTCTTGCAGAAGATATAGTTGACCCAGATACTGGAGAAATATATCCTGCCCTGTCTTGTTGTAATGATGAGAAGATGGCAGAAAGGTGTGTTTCTAAAGGAGCAGACAAGGTTATATGGTCTGTAAAGGCTAGTGCACAGTTTAATTCAGATTGTGCTTTAATGCTTAGGGAAGGCTTTAAGTCAGGAAAAATTAAGCTTTTAATTTCAGAATATGACAGTGAGTCTGTATTAGACGAAGAAATTAAAGGTTATAGAAATCTTTCAATTCAAGAAAGAAGTAACCTAACTAAGCAATATATAGATACAAGCTTTTTAATAAATGAATTAATCAATCTTGATTCAGAAGAAGTAAACGGAAAAATAAAAGTAAAAGAAAAATCTGGTATGAGAAAAGACCGTTATTCTAGTCTTAGCTATAACTACTATGTAGCTTGTCAACTTGAAGCAGACGCTAAAACTAGACGTAACAGTCAATTTTCTGCAAAAGATATTTTTAAATTCAGAGCGCCAATAATTAAATAAATAGTGGAAGTGAGGTGAAAAATATGGCAACTAAACAAGCCGTTAAGGTTGGTAGTTCTACCGACAATGGTACATTCACACCAACAGGCAAAAGCGATTTGGCAGAATATAGAAAAATACTTAATAATAGGCAATTTTCGGCATTTAATAAAATGGTTCTGAGAGACCTGAATAACAATAGAAACACTCCTTCTTTTTTTCTATATAGTAAAGATGAAATAACTACATATCTAACAGATCCATATAGATATCAGGATCAATTACGTAATGCTGTTGTATATATGTATTCTGCCAGCTCTCACTTCCGTAGAATTATACAGTATTTTGTAGGGCTAACAGATTATTCATACGTTGTAACGCCGTACAATGTAGACACATCAAAAAGTTCAGATGTAAAAAAGATAAATAAAAATTATTTAAAGGTATTACATATACTCGATAATTTTAATATAAAAAATTCATTTGACAATATATTAACAGTATGTTTAAGAGAAGATACTTTTTATGGCACAATACGTTCGGGTACTAACAATATTATGATTCAGCAACTTCCTTCTGACTATTGCGATATAGCCTCTGTTGAGGAAGGTGTTATTAATGTATCTTTTAACTTTTCTTACTTTGATTCAAATTCAGATTTGTTGAAGCTATATCCCGAAGAGTTTACAACTAAATATAATTTATATCAAAGCGACAGAGTAGGTTCCAAGTGGCAGGATTTAGACTCTCCAAATTCATTTGCTATAAAGTGCAACAAGGAAATTTTGTCATATCCAGTTCCGCCCTTTGTAGGAATACTAAGAGAGTTATATGAAATTGAGGACTACAAACAACTAAACCTAACTCAAACAGAGTTAGAAAACTATGCAATGCTTGTTATGAAACTAGGAATGGATGCCAAAGGTAATTTTGTAATGCCTTTGGACGACGCAAAAGATATTTGGAAAAACCTAGATTCGGTACTTCCAAAAGAAGTAGGTTCAGTCCTATCCCCTATGCCAATTGAAAAAATCTCTTTTAATGGCTCGAACACGGCAGATGTTGATACAGTAAGTGATGCTGAAGACCATCTATTTACATCAGCAGGTGTGTCTAGTTTGCTTTTTAATAACAAAAAAGCTTCTAGTAACGCTTTATCATTGTCCATAAAAGCAGACCAAGCGATAACCTACGCAATCGTTAAAAGCATTGAGACTATGTTGAATAGGTATCTGCATAGTTTATCAGCAGGAAAATCTTTTAAAATTGTATTTTTAGACACAAGTCCGTATAACAGAAAGGAAGTCGGAGACAGTTATTTAAAGGCTTGCCAGTACGGTTTGCCAATGGTTTCATATTATTGTGCATCGCAAGGATTAAGTCAAATAGATATAAATAATATGCATTATCTTGAAAACCAGATAATGGGCATACCTGACAAGTTCGTACCATTGCAAAGTTCTGCAACGCAAAGTAGCAGCGAAGCAGGAGCGCCTAAAAAAGACTCAGGAGATTTATCAGATGACGGAGAAGCGTCCAGAGAGAGAGACGAGGAATAGAAGGTGTATATATGAAGTTTATTTATGTCAACTCTAAGGAAGATAAGAAAAAACTTCAAAAACTGGGTTACAAATTCATAAAAAAACAAAAAACGACTAGCAAATCCGACAGTACACTATATGTCTTTGAAAATATAGAAGATGACAAAAATACGTCAGATTTTTGCTTAGACGAAAACGATATAGGATGTATATATTCCAATATACTAATATTTTGATTTAAAGACGCTCATCACAAAATGAGCGTCTTTTGTATTCTCTTTGAAAGGCGGTGAAAATAACTTGGAAAATTCAAAAAGAATGTGTTTAAACTATGAGTTTCGTATAACGGCTAATGATAGCGAAGAATATCTAAATAGTTCATTTTCAAGAGGTGTGATTTGGGTTGCTTACGCAGGCAAAAACCGAAATGGTTGTTATATATCAAAAGAAACTTTTGAACAGTGCGTAGAATCAATAAAAAATGTGCCTGTGGTTTGTCATTATCTGCGTGAAGATAAAGATTATGGCGGTCATGACGTTGAAGTCTTTAAAGACGACGATACAAACGAAATCAAGTTGGTAAACGTAACGCATCCCATTGGAGTAGTCCCAAGCGACGCAAATCATTGGTGGGAAACAGTCACTGAAACTAACGGCACAGAGCACGAATATTTGTGTGTTGATGTTCTGTTGTGGAAGCGTGAGGAAGGATTTCAAAAAGTTTATGACGACGGATTTGCCTCTGAATCGATGGAAATTTCAATAAATAGTGGCGAAACAGTTGGTGGAATTTATTACATAAAAGATTTTGAATTTACTGCGTTGTGTCTACTTGGAGACAACGTAGAACCTTGTTATGAAAGTGCATCTATACAATTGTATAGCTTAGACGAATTTAAGATTAAGCTATCGCAAATGTTTGATGATTATAAAAACGAGTTAACAGAATTTGCAAAAAATAGCAGCAAACAGATTAATTCAAATAAAGTTGTGGAAGGAGGAAAAGGAGTTATGAGTCCAGAAGTTAAAGCAGTTTTTGAAAAGTATGGTTTTCAACCCGAAAATGTAAAGTTAGACGTAGAAAATATGAGTCTTGAAGACATCGATACAAAACTTAACGAACTAAAGTGTTCACTAAATTCTCAAGTTAGAGAACAGTTAGCGTCAGCTCTTTCTGACGAAAAATTCGTTGAAGAGTGGGGCGATGAGTCGTATGAAGTTGAAAGATATGTCCTTTTTGATTATGACGCAGAGTTAGCAGAGGCTTACTACTATGATAGGCAAGATAATTGGAATATTTACGGATTTACATATTCTTTTAACGGAGACGTAGCAGTTGTAGACAAGAACAGCAAAAAGAAAAAGAAATGCGCACTGGTAGATTTTGACGAAGGAAGCTCGGTTCAGAACTTCGATTATTCTAACAAGATTAAAGAGGTATTTGCAAAGGTAGAAGATAGTCTTAATACTAAAATCTCCGAGCTTGAAGATTTTAAAAATAACACACTAAGTCAAAAGAGAGCTGAAGATATTAAATGTATTTTTGAAAAGTTTTCAATTCTCGATGGTCAGGAAGCATTTGAAAATCTTAAAGCAAACACAGAAGGTATGTCTGTAGAAGCAATTGAAGATAAATGCTATTCCATCAAAGGTCGTACTGAACTGACATTTTCTAAAGCAAAAGAGTCAGGAAATCTGAAGTTCTCAGTAGATCCAAACGTAAATGCTTCTCCAGCCAGCAAGAAGGATGGCGGCGAAACACGTGAGCCTTACGGCGGTCTATTTAAAAAGTATGGAGTAACAGAATAAGGAGGAATTAATAATGGCACATGCAGTTTATAACAGCGATAACGTAAGCGCAACCACTGATGGTGCAAAGATTGTATCAGCTAAATATATGGGTGCTGATGGCAATACAGCAACAGAAATTGACAATGCAAATGTAGTAAAAATTACAGCCCTTGTTGACGGTGAAAGAG